TCACCAATAAGTTTTACTGAGATATAAGTGCTGCTAATGTTAAATTTGATAATGGCTTCATTAAAGAAGATTGCACCATGTTCTTCACCTGATTGAAAAATACGAGTACGACCTTCGGTGTTATTAGCAACAAAGCTTTTCCAATCTTCCATAGAACAAAGAAGATGTAATGACTTAAATTGTGTGTCCAATCCAGCGTATGCTTTTTCAAGCAAAAATTCCGATACAATTACATCTTCTGCATCGGTTGCCGCCATAAACACTTGTCTATTGTCCATATTAAATGTGTCCCATGTATAACTATTCAAACCTATTCGTTTATCTTTTTTCAATCTGCGTTTAGAATCGCTGCTAAGGTAACGCCTCACCATTCCATCACTACCCATTCTAGCTAAAACCTGTTCTAAAGTACGATACCCAGTTGTCATTTAATTCTCTTTGAATCGTCTGCAATATTCTTATCTTCACGCAACTCAATAAATGTCGGCAAAAACAAGCTTTCTACATTACCGCCTTTGTCCTGAATACGAGCATTATATTTTACTGTGGCTACTTTTCCTACAACATAGTCAACCACAAATTCCTTACGCTGTTCATCAGTATAACCAGACCCAACATTTACTCGAATGAGTCCATCGTTTGATTCGCAGATCAGGGCGCCGAGGCGACCCTTGTTTTTACCAGTACCCTCTTCCCAACCGACAATCATAAGATCACACTCAAGTTCTGCTTTAAACTTTACTTGATCCTTACTGCGTTTGTCTTCCCAAATACCATTCATAGACTTTAGAATGATACCCTCCTGTCCTTCATCCAAATACTTGTTGAACAGTTTGTTGGCAGTATACTGATTCTCAACTACTTCAGTTGGTACAATATCTAAAAGATGACTTAGTATATTTTTGCTTTTAAATTTTTCTACATTGGATACTAACAACCCAAATCTACCTTTATATGGTATTGTATATACACTTCTTACGAAATGCTCATAAGGAATCGCATCCCATAGTGTAGCGCGAACCATTGCACCTTCTTTCGCAGACTGAGTGCCCTTTATTGCCTTAGTCAGAATCCCATTACCGGTTTTCCGATCAAGCGGCTTACCACTTGAATCAGCAACAAGAAGTTCACCATCAAACACAATATCAGTGCCATAAACATTGGCCAACCCAACAAACGCTTCAGCAAATAAATCTGACGCAATATCCAATTGTCTTCCATTACGACTCCTAAATTCTACTTTACCACCACGGACGATGGCGTTGAAGCGCATGCCATCCAACTTAAGCTGGACGAATGCAGGGAACCCGATTTTATCGACAAGTTTCTGTTCGAATCCAGAAGCCAGCATGACTGGATACGTCTTAATGAGTCCGGTCCAGATTTTGTTAATTGTGGGTTCGCCGACTCCGCAACGAAGGTCCTGTTTAATGATCCTCTCAATAACGCTGGCATCTTGTGCATCAAGTGACTCCAAAATAAATTTCAAATGTTCAATTGCGGCATTGCCAGTCTTGTTACGAGTGGCGAATTGCTGCTCTAGTTCTTGCATAGCCCATCCTAGTGCTGCCTTAGCCTCAGCTTTGCCAACAATGTAATTTGGGATTTTGCGAATGTAATAACTAATCATAGGATCATATGCCAGTCTAAATGTTTCTTTCAACATATTATTACTAGCATGTTGCCGAAGAATTGCTTCTTTGGCTAAACGAGAATTGTCTGCAGCAAGAGCTTCAAGAATTTCAAATACTGTCATTATATCACCTATCAAGAATAAAATACGTTAGCTTGGCGGTCATTCTTAAGTTTGCGCTTGTACGCAGTCTTGTCCTCTACAACACGAGGACGATACTTCGGCGTACGAAGATCTTTAGCTACAGGATTACGGCGTTTTTCGGTTTTCATGTTCTTCTCCACTATTTCATTATTATATAGTAAAAAGATATCCGTGTCAACCGAAGGGTTACTAAGCATGAAATGGTTGAATTTCAGTATTTACTGAAAAAGATACAGAATTGTAATCATGAGGTCTAATACTTACAGAAGTCTTAGATCTTTCAAGGCTTTCGAGATTATCAAAAACACCTATAATTTCATCCTTCCTAACTCGATTCAATTTATCATGCCATCTTGCTTCTAGAATATATAGAGTTTTCATTAAATTTTCACAGACTGTAAAGCATCATTCATTTTTTCGATTTGTTCTGGAGATAACGGTTCAATAGGATAACTCCCTTGCATAGTATTCATTTGACCTAATGAAATTTGCCCGATACCATTGGGGGATATTGTTAGAGCGCCAGGTATACTATTATGTGTAGTAGAAACAATGGGCTGAGTTGAAGGAAAAACATTATTAATGGCAGCATTAATTTTAGATTCATCAAAACCATTTGCCTTTAAAAAATCTTTAAAGGTTTGGACCAGCAAATCTAAACTATAGCATTCTTTTTTAATGGAAAGTTCATTATTAGGATTATTGCCGTCAATAGATACAAATTTGTACTGTTTCATTAGGCTGCTTCCTTTGTCATAGATGTAGAATTAGTTATGGTTTGATACAATGTTTCAAACTCCTCATGTTGTTCAACTTCAGTGTTAAAATTTTGTTTATGATAAGTTTTTGCCATTCGTCTAAACGTTTTCTTAGATAGATTATACTCATCACAAATATTATTGATTGCTTCCCTAATAAATTCTCGTTCAGCCTCTGTCCTTGTCATTGAAGCACTAATTTCTCGCATACAATCGTAAATAGCTTTACGATGTGCTGGGTCTTTTGGTATATTCATATTATCTCCTCATGGATGAAATTGCTTTGGCGTCGTCGTCACTAAAAATAGGCACAGCATTCGACTTATGCATTGTACCTATACCAATAATTTTGGTACCTGTATATACAGGTGCAGCAATCTTAGCAGTATTGCCCTTACCTGTGTCTAAACTTGGAATATAAGGAGTTTCTCTTCCTGGAGGCGGTCCTAATTTAGGCATTGGACGAGTCAAAGGACGAGAAACCACACGTTTGGCGGTCTTATCTATCTTTGACTTTAATGCTGCCCACTCTGCTTGTAACTCTAGATCACGCTTTTTAGCTTCTGCTGAAGCGTATTTAACTTTTTTCTTGGAAGAACCAATATTATTGAGCCAAGGACCTACTAGAGACATAATTTGCTCCTCAAATTGTCATAATCTAATTATAAATGAATTAGTTTCGCTTGTCAAATGCTCTGTATCGGTGAAAATTGTAATTTCTGGGGTCCAAAGGTGGTTCCTTCGGGATATTACCATGGTTTTCCCATTTAGAACTTGGTGGCTCAATGGGAATATCTTGATTTTTACGAAAAAACCAAGATTTTAGTGTACCAAAGGGTCTTTCTTGGTCTCCTTTTTGGCTGGTTTCGCTTTTTCCTTTAAAGGCAACATACCAGGAAAAGCCTCGTAAACTAAATCATATGTTACAGACTTATACAAATCCGTCAATTTCTTATCTTTGACTTTATTCATCAAATCTGCTTCTTTCCAATGTAGGCCTTCAAGCATTTGAATCCACAATTGCTCTTTTCTAGTTTTTGATAAAGTACTACTTGGATCTAACCAAATATAAATTCTTCTAAATTCAGTGTAAAGATTAGTTTCTGAATAACCGTCAGGTGTTTGTTCTACTCTTTTATAAGGAGGAGCTCCTTCAGGTAAATGTAAGACATAACTTTCGAGAAAATTTATCTCTAACACTGCTCTTAAGATTTGATTGTCATAACTTCGCAATACTTTAATCTTATCTTGTTTATTAGTTTGTTTTTCTACTTCTTCAAAAATTTGTGGGATAGATGTTCTCATTAAAATTCCTCGATCAATCCAAGCATGTTCTTCATTTTATTTTCTATAAAATAATTCAAAAGCATACTTTTGTTTTTTGTTGGTTGTGATTCAAAATTATTTACAATAGAATTTTTTACTTTATCAGGGATGAATCTAAAGTCTACTAAAACTGAATTTCTTTCAAAGTTTTTCTTAAATTCAGAATCATTAGGCATCTTATTTTTATCTCTAGACCATTCTTCTATCTTTTTAGATGAGATTGGTTTCTGCCTTTCCCCTTTGACAAGGCAGTCGTCGTTTGATAAGACGTTGGGTATTCCGTCTCCTTTGTCGCCCCGGATAATATGCTCCAGTACATAGTTCTCCGGCGTTGAGTCTGTAGAGACATACTTCTTTTGAATAGGCGAAAACTGTTGGACATTTTTGAACCTCTGCAACTGAATGAAGTCATGATCACCTGAAATAACCAAAAAAGGTTTTGGATCACCATCGGCAAAAGGCGAGGCATTTTCTAAATCGTTAGTTTGAGACCACTCTGCTAAAACAGCAATAACATCATCTGCTTCTGCACCATCAACATTGACAACTTTGTAAGGAAAAATTTTGTCGATTTCGTCTCTAATTTGATTTAGAGTTTCAAAAATTAATTTCCAATCATAGCCAGAATCTTCCCTAGCTTTTTTTCTACCTGCCTTATATAAAGGAAAATATTCTCTACGCCAATACTTCATATTATCACAAGCGATAACTATGTCACCATATTTTCTACCAAATTTTTGCTTGTATCCTCTGATAGAATTTAGAATCATATGTCGAAGTAATCCAACATTAATTTCTATATCGGTTCTACCTCCTACTTCAGCCATAAAGTTAGAGATAGCAGTTTGATTAAAGTCAACAACAATCATAAAGATCCAATCAAGTTAAATTTATTACATCAATAGAATTAGGTAGTAGAAATACGTTACCAGATGTATTTACGAATCCTTCGCCTGAACTATATACATTTTGTAGTTGTAGAACAGCTTCAGTTATAGCAGCGCCTATATCTAAATTAGCACCAGTACCTATTGTAGTGAATGTTACATTTCCTGTTAATATATTACCAGTAGGAACATTGGAAAATACTACTTTGCTATTACTATCATACACTGCTATTACAGTAGTATTTGGTGCAACATTAGTACCAGTAACAGTTTGGCCAACAATAATATTTGATGTGTCTGATACAGTTACTACATTGCTAGCAGCACTTCCGGTACCAGTAATAGCATAACTACCATCAACACTGCCAAAAGATGATCCGGTGAATCCTTTAATCGTCAAGGCAAGTACATCACTTTTACAACCACTTAGTAATGAAAAGATTATTTGGTTGAGGTAAGCAGATACGGCATTCTTAATGAATTGTTTGGAAAAGATATTTTGAAATGCTTGAGAAATACTATTGATAGTGTTGTTCAATTGCGTGATGCTCGCAGCAAATTGATCTAAACCAACGCCACTTTGAACTCTTGTTTTTATTAAATCTACAAGTCCCTTATGATCTTTTAGTGAAGCAATCAATATACCTAAATCTACGTCTGGAACATTAGACGCAGGAGTACAACCATTCCCTAATAGGTCAGCTAAAGAACAACTACCTCCACTACCCGAGGGTGTTACTCCTGATAACTTATTAGTAATATCTAAGAATTGTGCAAGATTAGTTGACATAGTTGTCAACGATTCGATTTCTGCTGGATCAGTTGCACTAGCTAGTCTAGTATTTACAGCTGTCAACGCAGCTTGGATTGAAGCAGCCATTGGATTAGCCATAAACTGACCAGCCAATTCTCTAGCCATCTTTTCATAATCATTTACATCCTTAGTTACTGCTTGGATTCTAGCAGTGACTTCATCTACTAATGCCTTAATCTGAGCTATTTCTGAAAACAATCCAGATCTCTGAGACACTGAAGGCATACCTTGTGTCAACTGAGTATAAACTAATTGTAAAGGATTACCGCCCAATTGAGATAGTATTATTCTAATTAGTTGACAATAGGTTAATTTTATAGGCATAGTATATCTCGATAAAAATAATATTTATTATCGGACTACTCGAACAATTAACATCTCAGTATTAACTCTGCCATTTACCTCTCCACCTTTAGTCTTAATGGTATCCATAAATTTACGAAGCTGTACTTTACCAGCATTGAGTAATTCCTGTAGTTGTTCTGCAGGTTTTCTCAAAGTTTTAGTCTCAGACACCTCCGGATCATAGTTCTGCAAAGCTGAACCTTTGACTTGGATACCTTGACCTGAGTCAGTACGATATACTGATAATTTACGATTCTTAGTATTGAACAACCACACTGCAGAAGCACCAACAATATCCATTGGACTCACTGAACTAATACTAAGTTCTTCATCCTTAGTCTTATACTTTAGACCTTTAACTTGTTGAGCCGGAGTCTTTTGTTTAATAGTTCGCGGCTTACGATTTGCTTTCTTAAAAGCACCATACTTTTCGCAATCTTGAACCATAGCAGCAAAGAACTTGGCAACATCTTTTTTGCTGGTCTTTGTATAATGAGAATATGCTTCATTCAGTTGAGCATCTTTACCTTCAGTGATTTCAATCCATTCACGTAGGCGTCGCTTTGCCCACTCCTCAATTTTTAGAACATATGCTTGAGGAACCTCTTTTGCTTTCATATCCGCTTCAAGAGAAAATTCTGTACCGTCAGTAATGTAGTCATCATATGCTCCCTCCAAGGTGCCAATGTAGTTGGCAATCTTTTCGTTCATAGCATCTTGAATGGAGATTCTGTTAGTACCTATAACGGTTTTCTGTACTACAGGGATCCTGATGGGTTCGAGAATAGTGAAGATATAATTATTGAAGTTTTCGACGTGATAATCACTAAGTTTAGCACCTTTGCTTAAAATTCGAGCAATCCAACCATAAGTTGGCCTAATTTCCTTGTCAGGCACCTTATCGAAATCTTTTAGATCAGCGGGACGATTTTTCTTAATATATTCTCGCAGATACTTACGAGCATCTGCTTTGTTGCCGTCAATAGAATACCAGTTCATTGCAGTAATAAACTTTACTCCATATCCCTCAGTACCAGCTGCAATCTTAGTTGCATCTGGTTCTGCACCAACGACCGCTGTTTTTGGATTAGCTACCTTTTCTGCACGAGCCATATTGATCTCCTATCATAATCATATTATATAATCAAAAGTAACCCGTGTCAAGCAAAGGGTTACTGCAAATCGAATTTAATTTCCTTAATTGAATCGTATCTGATGGATCGCCATTCATTGATATCGGTATCAACAACTGAGATTACCTCAGAATTCTGCTTTTTAGTTGCAGTTGATGTCTTTACTGGAATTTTGCTTTCTTGTAGAGAGGCTTTCATAATTCTTTCCTCTCCATTCTTTTTTGTGAATACTATAGTTACAGTATTAGTCTGCAGTAAATTTGCTAACCAATTTTTAAACTCAAGTTTATCTGTCTCATTGAAATTAGTTTTGTATTGAGTTGTCATTATATATCCTATTCTCGATCAATCGCATGATGTTTTTAAAATCTAATCTATTACCAAATTTAAAAGCTTGTTTTCCGTTATCAGAAATTATCATATCAAAATTTATACTTGAACTACCAACAATTTTCAGTAGCTCTTGCCTAGACCAATCATCCTTCGGCCAGATTTGAAACGTCTCATCGTTTATTGTATAAACTGGTTTCATCATTTTATTTCAAATAAACTGTTACCGTTTCTAGTAATTACATAAGGTAAAGATCTATATACTTTATCCTCTTCAAGATCTGCCCAGAATAAAGTTAAACTGGGAAAGTGTTTTGTTTCCACTGTTCTACCGACAATTTTTTTATTACAAAAATAAAGCAAAGCATGTTCAAAATCATGATCTGCTACAGTAATGATTTCGTCTTGATAAGTAGTCTCAGCAATCATGGCATTAAGAACCTCCTCAGATACAGGGGTCCCGACACCAGACATTAGATAAAATCTATCCATTCTAAGCATAGTAGCTCCTATCAAATAAGTATTTATCTATTTTTGCTTAGAGGTTTATCTACTAGAAAAGCCATTGTTCTTGCATGTAAATGATCCCAGATATCAGGTTCTCCGTAGAACAGAAAATGAACTACGATAAAGAACGCACCAAGACGAACAATAGCTTCGCTGAGTTTATTCATAGAATACCAGCTTGCTCAAACATAACAATGACTACTTGTAGAGTTACCAAGTATATAATAACGAATTGACTAACGATCCATATTAGCTGCAGCATCAGTAGACCTTAAAATTAGAACATTAATGTTATCAGCAATGTCAAAACCAAAGTTCCAGTTGTTACCATCAGCTTCCGCCCATTCATCAGTCCCTTCATCTTCGCCGATAAAGTTTTGAAGTAGTTCAGAAAAGCTTTCAGCAAACGCGTCCGGATCAACGTATCCTTCTTCATTTACCATATTAGGCTCCTTAAGAATTCTTCTAATGATTCGAAGGTCTGTAGAGCCATCAATACATTCTAATAGTTCTTCATCAGTTAGATCATTAACTTTCTTCATTGTTCTTTAGTCCATTACTATGTTTATCTCTAATAGAGTCCAGATCTTGAAATAATCTTTTCTCTTGCGGTGTCAATTCCTTAAAAGTTTTTCGAGGATTACTGCACATGATACACTTCGGATTACCACAATTCATTGCATGTTTTTTCTCAAAGCGATGGACCGAGTCATCAGTAATATCAAGTACTGCTCCGTGTTGTTTCAGAATTCTCATCTGTCTTTTTGCAGCATTCGAATCTTTACTGATTCTACTCGATTTCTTTAGTTTAGTTTCAGAATCACTCATAATTCGTATATGTCTCTCAGTTCTTTTCTTAACGCCTCAACGGCCCGATTCCACCCCTCGTCCGTCCCGACCCACTTTAGCTTTCCAAACTCGTTATCAAGATCCACTAAGACGTTTTTAATGATCGACGCCGGTAACGCATCTCCGGTCCAAATCAATCCAATGTCCTTAGCGGACTTGTCAATTATTGATCTGCATCTTTTATTCATATTGTTTATTGAAAAGATTTCGAGCTAGATCAAAATCTTCCTTAGTTGAGAATCGAAAAGCCATCGAGCCCATCGTAGTCTGTATGTAACTGAAACCGATATGATGCTTGGTTAGAATCTGAATGCATTGCTTTCGAGACCAATCATCTATCGGCCAGATCTCCAGATTCGCTTCATGTAAAGTAAATCCGATTCTCATGGCTCAACTCTCACCACCCAATTCTCTTTCATACAATAATGAATCTTCAGATCAACCATCGATTCGATATTTTGTTGATTAGTCTTCGAATAAGCAGTTAGAATCAGATTCTTAATCTCACTCTCAGTAAAGAACAATTTTCCCTCGTTCGCATGTTTCAATGCAATATCTCGCATAATATGCTTCGCTAAGTACTCGATAGAATCGTACTCATGCTTATAATGATCAGAAAATAGTTGCAGTGTAAAGGCGTATTTCATAGTTTATCTCTATGTAAGTAAATGAAGAATAGAACAATGGCTATAAAGCATAGCATTATTATATTAAATTCAGTAAGAGGAGTCATCATCTTTGTTTGTATTCTTATTTTTATTGTATAGATAGTTGCCCAATATGATTGCTAAGACTATACTAATGAACAATATAATGAACTTCATTTCGTATATGTCCCATATAGAATCGTAATCAAACATAGTATGCTCTTATAGACGGGGTTTTACGAGAAATTTCTGTACAAGATTTTTTTGTAATCGAGATATGTAGAATAGATTTGGAATTTATATAGAAAAATTTCTGGAGAATTTTTTGTAAAGCAGACATATAGATAAGACTCCGTAGAACTCGGTTACGTATAGAGCGAAGCGGATAAGAGGATATAAAATAGGGTAGGGGTTTATACCCGTTATATAGGGTATGAGACTCATCTAGGAAAATAATTTTTATATTTTATAACACCTTTTTCGGTGTCCTGTTGCCTTTCACACCAAATCCATCCAAATCAAAACCGAGATCGCCCCGGCCGCAAACCAAAAGCTGTACCCAACCACCCGATCCCAGAAGTCCCCGGAATCCTCACGGGGAAGGACTCGTCCCTCTCTCATGCTGCCTCCTTCACTTCTTGCTTCGCATAAGACCGCTCTATATACCCTAGACCCTCTACAGTCTGCTTTAGTATCTCAGCACGCCTAGCCTTGGGGAGATGGTACAATGCTGTCTCCAGCGACGCTGTCAGTGTTCCGATGATCCGCCAGGGAGTGCTGAACTCGTTCCCAGCGTCCATTGCTGCTACTGTTGCTTTGCGAATCACGTCTGTCATGTCGATGAATTCTTCGCGTTTCATTTCATGTCCTTTTTGTTACTGTAACCATATATTAACACCATATGGTACCCGAGTCAACTGTATGGGTACCGAGATTGTCATCTTGTCCCGGGACCAGGCGACAATCTACAGTGTCAGCTCGCGGGGAGCATGGGATACTTTGCCCTCGTACAGCAGCTGAAGGCGCTCGTCCTGCGTCAGATAGTCATCATCAACGACTTCCCAGCCGGCGATGTACTCTTGATAGAGGGGATTGTCGATCTCTATCTCGGAGCGAAGAGCCATCACGACATGCGAAACACGATTGAAGTCTCTAAAGTTCTTGACGACATAGTCCTCCCCACCTTTGGCCTTCCAATAGGGATTGTCCTCTGTACCATAGTTCTCCAGAATCTGAGTCGTGATGAGCAGCTTAGCCATGTGAAACTCCTATAAGTGGGGTGGATCCGACGAAACTCATCTGCTTCGGGCTACCCTCTGCAATTTGTCTGTTCGGTTTCGTCTTCACCATAACCATATACTAACACCGTTTGA